GCCGCGGTCATCCCGATAGCGCTCCAGCACCTCCTTGGCCTTCTTGCGCCATTTGTCCTCCTTATTGCGGATGCGTTTGATTTCCTTCAGCCACTTCTGCGCGAGCTCCCGATCCGCCTGGCGCTGTTTGTCGCTCGCAGAATCGGTAGCCTGCTTTAGATCGGCACCGATGACGGAAGGATCTACGCTCACTGAATGCACCAGGCGCCATTGGCATCCAGTGGATTGCGATTCAACACCGTCGCGGGATTGGCCTGCACGATCACGAGTTGACCGGTGATGCTAATGCGCAGGCCGCCCAGTTCCACATCGCTGGCTGAGACAGTGATGGTGCCGAATATCGCACCCGTGGCATTGCGAGCGATTCCCGCCAGCACCAGCGCGCCGGTAACCGCATTGCTATCGAGTAGGACATTGCCGCTGGCGTCATAACCGATCCCTTCATTGACCAGGGTAGCCACGGGAGCGGCGCTCAGAATCGCGACGACGCGGCCTGCAGCTGTCGAGGAAGCACCGGGCGCGAGCATCAGTTTCCCCCTATGCGCATGGAATGAGGCCGAATGGCGGTCTGAGACTGGATTTATACGCATATGTCTGCATAACATGCATAAATCAGATTCTCCTGTAATCCTCTTGCCGCGCTTCGTGACGCCGGACCATCTCCTCGATGGTGCGCGCGCCCCGCGGCGGTCCTGAATCGGGGGGGGTGGACTGAGTCCAGGGACGGGACATGCACGCATAGCGTGTCTCATCTCCTGCGTGATCTTCGGCGTCCGTGTCGACATCTTCCGGCTTCGTGACGTCATGTTGCAGCGCCGGGAGCGTCCGGATTGTATGCGTACAGGTGGAAAAGAAGTAGAGCATGGGCTTGGCATCGCCCTTCAATCGCCCGCGCACTTGATCCCACCCGCCCATGGCCCCGCGTTGCGTCACGCGCTTGTTGTCTGCGGCTCGGAAGACCGCGCCGGCCTTGGAGAGCATTTCAGCGATGCTGGGTCCGCCATCTTCGGCGAACGCGCTGGGATCGAGCACCGAATAGGAGATAACTTCGCTCTTCGCCTCGCGCGAGATGATGCCGCGCCCTACTTCCGTGGCGGTCATCTTCAGGCCGGTATTGGGCTGGCCTTCGATCATGCCGTACCACTCGCGATATTTGATCAGCGCGCCTCGAGAAAACTGCGGCAGCTCGCCGTCGGAGACCGCATACCAGCCGACGCTGAAGGGCTTGGCCGATCCCCAGTCCATGGCGCGAAAGCGCGTCCAATGGCTCGGTAGCTCGATGGGGTCGACGATGTGGCGATCGCCGAACTCCGGGAAGAATGCGCCCGCGATGACGTTCCAGTCCCCCTCCAGCCAGGCACGCACCAAGTCAGGGGAGCCCAGGCCCGCAAGTCTCTGCGCGTATTTGGGGTCGTGACGCAATAAAATGCGGTTGTCCGCGAGTCGGGATCGCACGAAAAGTCGTTTCATGCCCCCTTGTTCGAAGATTTCACCACCGAGCGGGTGCTGATCGATGCGGAAGTACGCTTTGACATGTCCGTGTCCGGGTCCGCCGGGATTGCCGGTGGCGCGAATACGTTTGTTCGGCACCTCATGAGCGCTTCGCAGCCGCGCTTTCATCTTGATATAGGCATCCATGTCCGGCCAGTTAGGCAGCTCATCCCAGCCGATCCAGGTATAGGCGTGGCCCCAGTAGCGCATCCAGTCGGTGGCGGACTCGAGGTAGCGCATCTTGAGCGTCGCGCCGTTGGGCCAGCTCCACATACTGTCCTGGACGCTCCACCGGCAACCCGGGAACCAGGGGGGATAGATCTGCTGGCTGCGGCTGATGAGGTCTTCGAGCTCGGCGTAGGTCTTGCGGAAGAGGATCCCGCGCCAGTGCGCACCCCAGGGGCTAGGAACATCCTGGGCGTAATCACCCAGCAAATAATCGCTCTTGCCGCCACCGACCGCCCCGCCGTAGAACAGCTCGTCAATCAGATGGCGTTGAATGGCCGTTAACTGCGGACCCGTTTGCGCCCGCCAGGGGTAAGGCGTCTCGCTCCTCGACGGGGATGGGCTGGGCTGCATACGTGCCTACGGCCCCACTGTGATTCTGTTCGACCGGGACCAGCCGGCCGTAGAGGCGGTAAAACTCGGTCTGATTGTCTTTCGCCCACTTGGCCATTTCGGCCGTTCCACCCAGGCGTGTGAAGACGGCGGCGATGTTCTCTTTCGCACCCGCGTTGAGCTTATTCGGACTTCCTTTGCGGCTGGGCACAATGTGTGGATCAGTCAGTTGATTCGAGTGGAGTTACAGGCTCAGCGCATCATCGATTGCGGCATGCGCATGACCGGCCGAGGCATTGCAGGAGCCTGTCCCATCGGCGGCTGACCCATCGGTGCAGCGCCTCTCATGGGGGCAGCCTGAGCATTCCCGAACGGCAAGGGGACTACCTGCGGGGCTGGGGCAGGCATGCCAGGGGAAGCGATCGGCATGGGCATGGCGGGTGGCATCGCTTGCGGGGCAGCGGGCGCCATTCCCATCGCCAGTCCCGTGGGCGGCATCCCCGGGCGTGAGCCCATCAGGGCGGCGATCTGGGAGCGTTGAGGGTTCAGTTGCGGGGCCATGTTCGTCAGGGGTGCGGGCGCGTAGCCGGTCATGTTCATGAGGCCTCCGGGACATTGGTGAGCGGCCCGCGGACATCCGCGATGAGTCTGAGCCAATCCGGACGTTCGCCCGGATCGGTGATCTGCTGCGTGCTGACAACGGCGCGGTCATGGCAGATCGGCCGCGTAACGACAGCCAATCGAGAATTGCGAAACTGATAAATCACGAAGGTCAGATCATCGTCCACGGGCGATCACGAATCAGGGCGTGACCGGGGCATCGGGCACGAGATCATCGACGGCTTTCACGCGGCTGGCGACCGAGGCGACCGAGGCCTGAAGGGTCGCCAGCGCGGCGTCCACTTCGGGCGTGGTCTGCACGTTGCCCAAAGCCGCCGTGAGATCAGCGACGGCCTTCTGCAGTCCTTCGGTTTCGGTTCCGATCTTGTCCACGCCGGCGCCGATGGAGGTGATGCTGTCATTGGCAGTGGTGAGCGCGGTCAGCAGTTCAGCTTGGGAGGCCATGAGGGTGTCCTTCAGGTGTTGAATGGCGGCGAGAATACGCGGCGTGTCGACGTCGTGCAGATGGAGGGTGATGTCGGCCGTGATATGCATCAGGCGTGCGCAGTGCGCGGCGGGCGACGTTGGGAGCGCGAGCGCAGAACGGTGTGGGGGACAATGGGACGGCCGGTGCTGATGCCATGGCGCGCGCACAGCCGGTAGAACCCACTGCGCGATAGACCGGCGAGGTGGGCCGCCGCGGTCACGTTGCCACCACTGCGGACCAGGGACTCGTAGAGATAATCCCCCGCGTGGCTGCTCATGACGTCCCGGAAGGTCATGGCAAGCACACTTGCTTGGCCGGCGCGGGTCCGATCGCAAAGCAGGCCGGTACACTCACGCCGCTGAATAGGACCGACTGCGGTGCCGTACCCCCTACCAGCGTGATCAGGACGTCCTGTGTAAGGCTGGGCGGTGGCGGGACGATCACGGGAGGGGATGGCGGCGTACTCGGCTGCAATGCGGGCGTGAGCGCGCTCAGCACATGCCACTGACCGTCTGCACTCACCACGGAGTCGACAGGCTTCAAGGCGCTGAACGGTCTCCAACCCTGCACGCCTGCCACTTGGCTACGCACCAGGGTGGTCGGGGAGACCGGCGCAAACACAACGCTAGGCAGGGGACATCCGACCAAGCCCCCTGCCGTTGCGGGAGTTCCAATGCAGGTCTGCAGATTGACCGGCGTAGCCGCCATCACGGTGATCGTGACCAGAGCAGCCAGAAACAAAATCAGTATGGAAGCGAATGTGCGCATGATTCCCCAGATTACGGCTTGGCCGCTATTTTCTCTATGATACCAACTTGCATTTTGAAGCCTATTTCGCTGGGGACAAAATGTAACTTCCTTGCAGTTTGATTGATCAAACTCTCGCTGATACCTAACTCCACAGCCAGTTCCGCACGAGTTGGAATGGCGCGACGCATGGCTTCAACCTCACGAATTCGGGCGAGGATTTCTTCAGTCAACTTCCGCGGCATCACGTCGCACGCAACCAATCGGCGAGTCGGCGCAGCTTCGCAGCATGTTGGCCCAGGAATTTCTGAATCACTTCGGTCTGGTGGATCCGGCGCTCGTACGCAGCCTGGGCGGCATATGCGATGATGGCGGTCTTCGGTCGCGGGCGACGCTTATAGCCGCGCAGTTCCTTCGGGAGCGATGTTGGCTCCAGTAATCGCAGGCGATCGAGATCCTGAACATGGTCGGCCAACTGCTCGAGATCGAATGTTCCACGGTCCCGCCGTAGCCGGATTAAAACGCCTGAAAAGACAGGGTTATTAGCCGCTTTTCTAGCAATCGCAGGCCGAGGTTCCACGGCCAGGAAATCCATCCGCAACTGACGCTCATCAATGCGAGCACGTGCTCTCATGCAGTTTGCCTCGCACCGAGGGATGCGAAGATGTCCGTGGCATCTCGCCAGGTACGCATTGGATTGCCATGTTGTGTGCAGCGCGCGCGAAACAGAATCTGCTCCTCAGTGTACTTGCCCTTGGCGGTTTTGATTTCCACCGGGAACCACTGCCCGCGCCAGCCGCACCACCAATCCAGTGGGCCGTGCTGCTCCATCTGGGCGCCGATCTCCCGAGCGATGCGCACGAGAGCAGGTTCATTGGCATCCCGGCGCGCGGCGTAGCGGTTCAGGCTCATAGGGGCTCCCCATACAGTGATTCAAACGCCTGACGCCAATTGACGGGCTTGCCCTCTTTCGCCCCAATAACAACGCATTCCAACTCGCAGTGTTTGATTGCCTCCCGCATGCGCTGCTTGCGGATTGCTGGATCTGATATGCCATCAAACACGTCCGGACCGCGATGATCCAACATGCGTTGGGCGAGCCATGCTTCATCGTGCAGGTTCATACGCGCCAACACCGATTCGGAAGGTCGTACCAAAGCTGCTCGCCAAACTGGCGATGCAGCCGCGCTGCATTGTTGTCTCCCATTTGCGTCAACCAAGCTTCTGGATTTCGTTGGCGTAGTTCCTCGAGAGTTCGGATTGCTCGTTCTTCGCCCTCGCGAAACGAGGCATCGAACTTCGGATCTGATAAGGGCGGTTTGTCTTCCTTCGGTCTGAGCTCAACAGGCTTGGGGAAAAACTTCGCATACTTCGCGTGTTGGCTTGCGAGACGTATGATCGTGGCGAGCGACAGATCCTTGAGCGCACCCCAATATGCCTGCACCGTATCGTCTGTGATTTTCTTTGGGTATACCTCACCCAACTGCACCAACACCGCCTTGAAGCCGGGGAAATCATCTTGGTGCATCGAGATCCTCCTCATCCGCCGGCGGCCGCCAGGTGAGCTTGGGTGCTTCGGCGGCGCGCCCATTCGCATGCGGCTTGAAGTCCGGCGCCCGCCGACACCAATTGCGCCACGTCGCGTCCCAGTCGTTCTTGCGACCCTTGACGCCGGGAGCAGCTCGGAAGTGATCGGTGAACTGCGCGAACTCCCGCTCGGGGTCCGCCTTCTCGGCTTCCGCTATCGCCCGCCTCTCGGGGGTCAATCCAAAATCGGCAGGTAACCGCGTGGCGAGTGCGGAGCGCGCAGCGCGAGGCGTTTCTTTACCCTCCGTAGGAGGGTTTCTTTCTCTTAAGTCTTGGTCTAGGTCTAGGTCTAGGTCTACGCATTTTGTAACAGCCTTGTCACACGTTACGATGTGTGTATGAACGCCGTTACGCTTCGCGTTATTCCGAGCGCGCCACACTGCTTGCCGAGCCTTGTTATCAGAGGCCCGTTTTTCCTTTGCAATCAAGCCGTTCTTTTCGCAATAGCCCGGCAGCTTCACTGTTCCGTCGTCGAGTTCAGTGACCCAATCACGCGGAACCATATCGAAGAATCCTTCGATTCCGACGAATGCATCGAGGGTGTCTGAACTCAGAGGTAACGTATCGTCGTTACGAATATGCTCGTCCGCGTAACACCACAGCGTTACGAGCGCTCCACGTAACGCATTACTGGCAAAACGTAACGCATCTCCTGAAGAGAGGTCTTCCCCTCCTCCACCGGAAGTCTTCCGGGCGAGATGATAGTTATCAGCGATGAGCCGGGCGCCCTCGATCAGGCGCGGATCGTCGGCCATGTCCTTCCAGAACTTGATCCAGCCGCTCAAGGTACGAGCCAATAAACGACCGCAGTCCAGAAGATCGCCACGAGGATCAATACGACCCTCCACATACGGGCGCGTAGCGGATCATGATGGGCGTGCAGCATTAGGCGGCCCGGGTTTCAGGACGCTTAGATCGAAGCACTTTAATCTTCGAAGGTGGTTTGCCCCGCTTTTTAATGGGCGTATTGAATTCGAGGATTTGAGCCACAGTGATCATCACGCCGCGTATCTGTGCTGCAGCGATGACATCCGTCCACGCATCCTCGGGAATGCGACCGCGAGTGCGCCAAGCCAATACAGTGTCGTACTTCCTACTCAGCGCCTTAGCCATGGCGCCGACTGAGTCCCAGATCCCAAATATGTCGCGTATCGCTTGCATCTACCGATACTAGCACTGATTATTTATCAGCAACAAGACTGATAAGTTCATGCATGACAGGATTGGTAGTCCAATTGAGCATGCTGAGGATGCCTGGACATCGAAAGCCAAGTACCCCCAGCCAATACCGCAAAGAGTTCGCCGAACGGGTGAAGGCTGCTCGCGTTAACTCGGGGAAGACTCAGCAACAGATCGCTGATGAACTGGGTGTCAAATTGAATACATATCAGACCTGGGAAGGGCGAACACTCATGCCCCACCAGCATTTAATATCGTTTTGCTATGCAACAAAAACAGACGCTTACTTCCTGATGACCGGCGTCCCTTTCAATTTGGGCCAGGCACTTCCACCCCAGATACGTCGCCGAGCTTAGACCAAAGTCTGGCTTCTTCCCTCACTGTCACAGCCGTGCTCGATATCTTAGGGCTTGAGTAAACTTTCGCGCTCAGACTGATAAATAATCATTGACAGTACTGATATCTTGTCAGTAAGCTTTCTCCATGAACTCGGCCATCGCCCAACCGGTGATCCCCCCCCTCTCAGATGGGGCGGCGGAAGCAATCAAGGCAAACCTGCTTAGCCATATCGAAGTGGACTCGAACGGCTGCTGGCTTTGGCAGCGATCCAGACACAGGGACGGCTACGGGAAGATCAAGTTGGCGGGCAAAGACCAATACGTTCATCGCGTCTCTTATGAGATCCATGTCGGGCCAATTCCTGCAGGTCTGTGCATCGATCATCTGTGCCGAAACCGAGCGTGTTGCAATCCAATTCATCTGGAATGCGTCACCCCGATAGAAAACTTTCGTCGCGGCATAAGCCCCGCGGAAGTAGCCGCCCGGATCACGCATTGTCCGAAAGGACATCCATACGACGCAATCAACACGTACATGCATCCTCGTGGGAAACGAGTCTGTATTGCGTGCAGAAAGATCGCGCAGAGGCGCATCAAACAAGGAACGCCGTCATGAAGAACGATCTGGCCGCCCGCGCCAAAGCCTACGCCGCCTCCACGACCGAGCCCATCCATCCGTGGCTGCTCGAGCAGGTCAGGCGCGATGCAGACACTGCCCATCGTTGGTTGGCCCAACAGGGGAAACAGTCGTGACCGAAGAACAGAAAGTCCAACACACCTTGCATGCCCGCGGGCTTGCCCGTGCCGCCACAGAGGATCGCATCCGCGCCGAGCGCACGTTGGAAGTGCTCAAACGCAAGGAATGGGACCTATGTCGGGCTGCTTTGATGGCTGAAGCCGCGCAGGCAGGAGTGATTCACTCATGAGCAACAATCTGTACGAACATATGTACAACGATGTCTGCAAAGAATTGTACGACACCCGGCGCTTGTTGCTCGATCAGATCCATCAGGAGCGCATACGGGTGATCACCCTCGAAGGCCAGCGACTGACTCTGCTATCCCATCTCGAGTGCTCGGCCAATCTCCTGAAAACACCCTATCCCATCGTCTCTGCGCGCATGTTGGAAGTCGCCGACCAACTGAGGAACAGTTATGAAGCTGCGCTGCCCAAAGTCGCTATCCTGCCCACATGTGAAGCTCGATGTTTGGGCGAATCCCTTCCGGGACGCGAGGAGTCAACACGACGCGCGCCGGTACATACAGAAGCGGGTCCGGCTCAGTCGGCTCCGTTCTGAGAGGCAGCCGTGAGTAAAGGACATTACCGGCACGAGCTCGCCATCAGCTTCGATTGCCAAGCGAGCGACATCCCGGTCGATCAGACCCCGCCGACGCCCGTCGAGCCGCGCAGACCGCCGCACGAGGCGGGGTGTTGGTGTGTTCGGTGCCACAACGCCGGTCTTCAGTATGCCGACTACCTTCAACAGAAAAGGATGAACGAGCTGTGAGCGCTGTTTACAAGGCGATTGAGAAGGTGATGGCCGACCTGTCGAAGATCGGCATCAGCAAGAGCAAGACGAACACGACGCAGAACTTCAAGTACCGCGGTGTCGATGACGTCATGAATGAACTCTCCGCGCTGCTACCAAAGCACGGGTTGCTGATCCTGCCACGCGTGACGAAGTACCAGTGCATCGAGCGTGTGAGCAACAACGGAAAGCCGCTGTTTTATACCATCCTCGACATCGAGTACGACTTCGTGTCATCCGAGGACGGCTCGAAGCACACCGTGGGCCCGATGATCGGCGAAGCCATGGACTCCGGCGACAAAAGCGCTAACAAGGCCATGGCGATCGCCTACAAGTATGTCTGTTTTCAGGCGTTCTGCATCCCCACTGAGGCCACTGTCGATCCTGATGCCGAAGTCCACGACGTGCTCACGCCCGCTCAGGCGCTCGGCAAGCGCTTCGTGACGGCGCTGACGGTGGGTATCGATGATGCTGTGTACGAGGTCTGGGATGAAGCGCGCGCCGATCCAACAACCTATAAAGCGGCCTGGAAACTGCTGACGAAGGAAGAACGCGAGCAGATCAATGTCATTGTCGAACGTTGTAAAGCGGCTGCGTAAATGGCACGCCTACACCTCAAGCGAGTACTCACCGGCTTTGTACCGGCCGACGAACCGAGCTTAACGCTCTTGCGCAAGTACAAAGTCGGTGAGGTTTATCGCGCCGATGTGGTGAAGCCGCGCAGCTATCAGCACCACAAACTGATCATGGCGCTTCTCAATCTGACGTATGAGAATCTGCCGGAGAAGTACTCTCGCTCGTACGCCAGCTTCAACCAGTTCCGCTACGCGGTGGCTATGGCTTCCGGCCACAGCGAGTCGTACGTCAGCCTGGAGGGCGAGATCTGCACCATGCCCAAAAGCTTGAGTTACGAGGCGATTCCCGACGATGTTGAGTTTGGCAAAATCGCATCCGCGATGATGACCGTCTGCGCACGCATCCTCGAGATGAGCGAGCCGGATCTGGCGGTCGAGGTTTCGAAGTATGCGGATGCTCATTATGGAGCGGCAGCGTAGGAGAATGTTATGTGGGTTCTCATCATGATCCTGCTGGCTCGCGAATCCTCACCGGTGGAGTACGAGTACTTCGCCACCGAAGCGAAATGCGTCGCACGGCTGGATCACTGGAGTCGAGCTGCGATCGACTGGCAATGGAAGGTCGGCGGGGTGGGTGGCGGCTCCTTCGCCATGTGCATGCCGGCTGAAGTGCGGACGTGAGGACGCGCAAAACCGAGGAACGGCAACGCCAGAAATGGCGTGATATGTCGCCAAAATCGCTGATTCTGGTGCGCGACAAACTGTGTGTGCCCTATGGCTTCGTGTATGTCTTCGCCGCCCGGGAACTGGTGAAGATCGGCATGACCCAGCACAGCGTGTATCGGCGCTGGCATGGGATCAAAACGGCCAATCCATGGTTGGAGCACCCGCTGTATGTGACCGGTCCGCTCTTGGGCAATGTCGTCAATGTCGAACGCGCTTGCCATCTCGAGTTGAAGCAGTACCACGTCACAGGCGAATGGTTTGAATGTGATCGCGCGCTGGCCATTGAGACCGTCAAGCGCATCGAACAGGAGATCGTGTCATGAGCAAGCGAGGTCGACCCCAAAAGCTGACAGATGCAGAGCAGTACGAGTTGCGTCGGTTCCGCGAGGCTGGCGCCTCCATCGCTCGGTTGGCTGCGATGTGGCACATCTCCACCACCACCGTGCATCAGATCTTGGCTGCTCAGCGGGTGAAATTCGGACCGGAGCAATTGCCGAAAGAGAAAAGGCAATATGCCCGCCTCCATTTATTCACGTCCGGTAATTCTGAACCAACCTCGACACGAAGTTAGAATTTCCGCATATGCTATTAATCACAAAAGACTATTTTCCTCTGTATACATTATGCGCATTTCAGGAGGTGTTAAGGTCGACTGGTGACCCATCCATCATCTCCGTTTTATGGCATACCAGTCAACGAGATAGCGCGGATCTGTGGGGTCGACTTAGCGACAGCTCGGCGGTGGAAGCGCGAGGCAACCTGTCCGCCCAAAAGCGCCGTAATGCTAATTTTGGGCGACCTGGGCTGTTTCGACCCAGCTTGGGCTGGCTGGAGACTATCCAGAGGACTCCTGATCTCTCCAGAGGGCTGGGAAGCGACCCCCGGCCATGTGCGTGCCATGAAGATGATGAACGCCACCTTGGGCACTTATCGGCGCGAGAACGAAGCCCTAAAAGCCGCCTTGCGGACACTCGCCGAAGAGCGAGGCCGCTTCGAGGATCAACCCGGACCCGAGGACTGGATCTACAGCATCGGTTAGGCGTGCCCTGCGCCGAGGTGAGTCCATAAACCACCGCATCAAGTTCACTCTGTGCCTCCTCGCCATGCTTGCCGTGATGGGATTGATGGTATGGGCTTTCACACACTTCAATATCACAGCGAGTGAACGACATCCGTGAACGTTGCTCGCTGGACGAACGCGAAGTATTAGCAACTAAACAATAGGTAAATCATGAACATATACGACGCCATCATGAAAGCTGCCGAGCACATTGATCTGCACCCGGGTCTCTTCAACTTCATGTCGCCGTTCTCCCCCAGCAATGACTGCGGTACGCCCGGATGCGCCTTAGGTTGGATCGCCTACTTTATGGGCGATAGAAATGAATGTGTTCTGAAAACAGCGGCTACCGCGCTGGGGTTCGACCTCAGAAAACACCCCATGCATTCAGGCCATCCCTTCTATGACCGCATGCAGAAGTTGCAGGGCAGTCCCAAACGCTACGGGGACTCTTGGAGATACAGCGCGACGGAATGCGCGCGGATATTGCGTCTTTACGCCGCGAAGTACCACACATCACCGGCGGCTGTAGTTCCTGACTGGAACGCCATGGCCGCGAAACAGACTGTCGCCACAGACTCTCGCTCTGAGGAGTTGGTGTCGTGAACGACGTCGTTCTCCTGGCCGATTCGATTGACGCTTCTGAATTTGAGCGCCGGTTCAAAAAGACCATCTTCGATCGCCTGTGTCCTATGACGGTGGAGGAAGCGCAGAAGCTTGCTCAACAGGAATGGGATGCATGTTCGCTGGAGGATCACGCCTCTGGCGGGTACGAAGCCGATCCTGAAGGCGCTGCAGAAGAAGCGATGAGCTACTGGGAGGCTTCATGACCACAGGAACAGAGCCAACGCACTGGCGTGACAAGGTCTGCGTTGTATGCAAAGGCCCGTTGCCGACGCCGACATGGCACGGCCAGCCGTATATCTGCTGCAGCGGGCGTGATTGTGGTTGCGGTGGCGGCGTCCTTCCAATCGGTTTTTGTTCGGTGAACTGCTGGGAGAATTACGAGCCGGCCCTGCCGGAGCCAGAGCCCGAGTGTGATTGCGCCGGATTCTGCCAGGAGAAGGCAGGTTGCCGAGGAATGCCCAGAAGAATGGCTACATCCTGTTCCTACAACGGCGGTGATTGCATGTACTGGATTCAGCCATGAGCGACGTCATTCGCACCACTGATGCGAAGGCCGGACTCGGGAAGGTGTACTCGCCCCAGGCAATCGCATGGGCGGAAAAGGAATGCTCCCCGGCACTCCGCATCGTCCGTCAGAGCTATAGGCCGTCTGAGTCCATCGAATCAATGCTCATCGCCGCATTCTTGCATGGTGCGGCCTGTGCATTCCGAATGGACTCTGAACTCGGCGACGTTGCTACCCCGGAGGACATTGCCAATGGCTAACGTCATTCGCACTGCAGATGAGCATAGCCACCCTTCGACCGCTCACAAGGCAGGTTGCCCAGTCTGCAATCCAGGCAAGACAGTGCCGGAGTTGAACGAGGCGTATCGGCAAGAGGTGCGCTACCAGCAAATCATGCGCGAGTGGGGCGTTGGGAGGCTAGCGCCATGAGCACGCCCACATCGGATGAGAAGTCTGCTGCGATCATTCGGGCAAAAGCCAATGCCGCAGTAGGTCTACTCGAAGCCGCGCTGGGCTTGATTACCGCTGCGCACCGTGAAGGGCCGCGTGGAGACTTCGAAACGGCCGGCGACTGCGTCGCAATCAATCGCGCCATCGAAAAGTTCCAACAGAAGCTGTTACGCATTCACGACGAGAACGACAAATGAGCACGCTCACCTCAAACCCGAAGCTCTCTCCGGCCGAACTAGTCTTTCAGCTCGCTCAGCTCGAAGCGATCCTTGATATTCGAATCGGCGATATTCCCGCTGCTCAAATCATCCGCACGGCCACACGCATGATCGAAAAGCTTACGAGTGTGGATGCTGAGAAGGCTCGACATCCTCTAATGGAGCTTCGTGATTCGTCCGGGATGAGGGACTTAATGGCTCTGTTGGTTAATGCGGTCGAAGATACCATGCGATCCCATCCCGAAGAATTGACATGCTGTTCGGTCACGCGAATTCGGTGCGCAGCGGCTCGTGAATTTCTATCTGGGAACAAAACGCCAAGTAACGAGACGGGAGCGCACTGCGTGCATCCACTCGGCGCTCTGTTCCATCACGGCTTTGTGAGCGGCAAGTTGCACGATTACCGATGCAACCTATGCGATACGGTAGTCAACATTCCGGGCCTCGACTCCAGAATTTGGGCAGCCGCAAGAGTCGATTTCCAAGATGCTCGCCCGGTCTGTCCTCAGTGCGGGCAGATAAACGGCTTTCATCGTGAAACCTGTCCACTACGTCATTCGGAGAAAGCCGCAGCATCTCCAGGCGCGCCCCCGGGCTGCGGCTATCCCGAGTGTGGTTGCCCGGACATCACGCAGTGCAAAGCGAATGTAGATGACGAGACCGGTCGAGCGCACAAAGTGAGCGATCCTGATCCGAATGAGCGCTGCGCTAGCTGCGGGGTGAAACGGTCACTACACGATGCCGGTGGCGTTGGCTCTTGCCAGAACTGGCGTTCGTCGAGCGAGGGGGTGACGTATGAGGGATGAATTCTTCGAGGCGAAGGCGAGGCACGAAAGCGACGACAATAATGTCATCTGCCCGTATTGCAAGCACACGTATCAGCCGGAATCTGAGGATTACTCCGAGGACATTCGCGAAGTGCAGTGCTTCGAGTGCGAAAAGAAGTTTCGCGTATACCAGTCCTTCAGCGTGTCTCACCACTCCAAGCCGGATTGCGAACTCAACGGAGAGGCACACGACTGGGATGCGGTCTCGGCCCACAGGCCTGATTGGCAGTCCTGCGGCAACTGCAGCAAGTGGCGCAAAACGCCAGCGACAGCTATGAGCGAGGGCGAGGTATGACTCAAGAACAGTTTGACCTGCTTCAGCGACTCATCTTCTGCGTTCAGGACCTCGCGCGCACTGCATACGGGCAAGGTATGGACTTCGAATTGGCGCGGGCAATCGTGCGAGCGGACGACGCTTGTGGGGAGTGCTTCCAGTTCATTGGGTCGCTCAATCCGAACGAGATGGGCAAGGAAGGTGGTCTGTGAAAGAGGTTGACTGGGACATCGCGTCGAGGGCGCAGAAGAATAAGTTTGCTGAAGACGCCGGCCTCATCCGCCCATCCGCGTTTGACCGCGATCTGCCCTGCTGGCACGAGTTGCCGCAGAAGTGGAAGGACAGACTCGATCCACAGGGCAATGGATCGACTCCATGAGAATCTCCGAGAGATTGCGCAACGTTGCCTTGGAGTTGGCGACCATTGCCGAAATCGGACCGTGCGAGGTCAATGAGTTGGCCTTGGCGAAGACTGCCGCGGCCATCCTCCGAATAGCCGATCAAGTCGCGCTTGGCGAGCGGTCTATTGTCGTGTGCCCTAACTGCCAGTCGGATCTCCCGGAAGGCTGCGGCGGTACGTTCAAGGAATCAGACGGCAACTCCTGTTGGCTCAATCGAGCACATCCACAGCACGGAGCGGGTCAAGATGGCTGAGTTGGTCCACGACCTGTTTGGCGAAGTACCGCCCTCACCGCCCAAGGTGAGCACTGCGGGGCAGGCGCACGGCTATGCAGCCTCGCCCGGGACCGGGCCAAAGGGTGAGACCTGCGGCACGTGTCGGTATCTGTACCGCAAGCGCATGGCTAAAACCTACCTGAAGTGCGGCCTGATGGAGGCGCAGTGGACCGGTGGTCACGGGACTGACGTGCTGTCGCGTTCGCCGGCTTGTATGAAGTGGGAGACGTCATGAACGGCCCTCGCATCCTCTGCGCCGGCTGTGGCGAACCGACCAGCGGCATCAACGCCATCTGCGACAAGTGCATGACACCTGCCGGCGAGGTTCCAAAGGCCTACTGCGCGCTTTGCGAGGCTGGCCTCCCAATTGGTCGTGATGGGATGCACTGCACGCCTACGGGCGGTTACGCCGGCAAGTGCACAGATAGATATCCGACAGCGAATACATCCTGTCCTGACGTTTCGTTCCCGGAGACCAAATAATGGGCTACAACACCGAATTCAAAGGCGTCCTGACATTCACATGCGAGATGACGGCGCCGATGCTCGCGAAGCTCAATGGATATTTCGGGGAAGATCCCTCGAAGCATCCCGAATGGACCGTCGATCGAAAGACGGGCTATATCGATCTGGAACTGACCAAGGATTTCAGCGGCATCCAGTGGGATAGCGGCACGGAGAAGACCTGCTTCCTTGAGAAGTCAGTCGACATCATCATCCAGCAGATGCGCGCGCAGTGGCCTGAATTCGGCCTCACCGGCGTCCTGCAAGCCCAAGGCGAGGATTCTGACGATCGCTGGGAGCTTTACATTGGTGACGACGGTCTCGCTCATAAACGCATGGTAAAGATCCCCGGCGTCAAAGTGACGTGCCCCGAATGCCGTCACAAGTTCTACGTCGAAACGACACCGTCCAATGGATGAGCGCACTCTGAAAGCGGCCGTGAAGGCAGCCCATAAGAAGATCCGCTGCCTCAGCAGGAAGGCGCTCAACAGCAATCTGGAGCACTTCTGTGGCGACTATGCGGATGCATACCTTACCGGTGTCGAGGAAGCGCAAAACGAGATCCTTTTGCGGCTCTTGGCTCTCGCAGAGAAGCCATTCAAACCGAACAGTCCCAGCGCAGGAGAGCCCCATGGCTAACGTGTGGAAACCCCTGGAGATGCCGGACGACAGCAAGCTCCACTTCCGCGACGATGTGGAACTGTTCCACGCATCTAGCGGAAAGACTTGGTATCGGTGGCGGTCCGCTCAAGAGGCGGCGGAGATACGAATTCTCATGCGCGAGCATCACCCGACTTACGAGCGCCTGAGCAACGCTCAAACCGTGCCAGAGCAACTATAACGATGCCATGGTTGCCGTCCATCGTGGCCCATACCGATAATCTAGGATACCTGTGGTGCCTGGCATGTCGGCCGGAGCTCACAGAGAACCCAAGGTATGCCGATGAACGGTTTGACCACTTCGATATCTGTGATCGTTGCAGCACTAGATTGGAACGGGTTCCAAATACCGGTTCCAATCAGGTGCACGTTTAACTCACTCCCGCTCACAGGAGAATAACTATGAATCAAGCGGAATTTAGATCAGTTCTCGATTGGTGGATGTGCTCCGATCCGTTCCCGGAGGGCGTCAACAAACAGATCGTTGACGACTGGTTAGACCGCGAGGCGAAGGAGCGCGGCTACATCGATCTGGTCGGCGCGTATCATGAAGTGCCACGCCCATGATAAATCCGAAGGTCAAGACATACACGTTGTGTGTCCAAGGCGCGTGCCATGTCGGCCCGAACGGTAATGAATACGCCAATTATGAGGCTCCGCTGGTGTCGCTCAAGGACTATGAGGTCCTGCGCGGCAACCTGAGTCTGGCCGAGGAAGGCTTGGCGAACTATGCGCTGGAGATGGAGCGGCTGCGTGGCTACTGGACGGGAGACAAGCTCACCGGCGGCTCTGATGTTTGCCATACCTGCCATGCTCACTGCGTCGTTCTTGGTGATAAGGATGCTGAGATCGAGCGCAAAAATAGCCTGATCGACGCACAGGACGCAGCGCAAACATCGCTGCATGCCGAGAACGTCAGGTTGCGGGAGGAGAACGAGCAATTACTGTCACGGCTGGAAGGCAGCCAAGCGGCAGCGGCCGCGGGTGAACGGGAGATTGAACGGCTGCAGGCTGAAGTGCGTAATCAGCATGCCGCGTATCAGCGCATGTTCGATAAAGCCGCTGAGTTGGAGCGCCGACTGAACGCTTCAGAACCGGGAG